CAACATTTCTGCTGGCCTGTCTTGGTTTAGCTCAACCGATACGATACGAAGGTTTCAGCAGCAGTCTTGCGAGTGCGCCATGCGCCAGAGGTAACGGTGGCAACTGCGGCAGTGCCAACAATCGTGTGACCCGTTGCGGCGGCTGTAACCGTGAAGGCATTTGCGCCCGTAGCGATTACAGACCAGTCGAACGAATCACCAATTGCAAACTCGCTCGCAGCATCCAGCACTGCGCCAGTCGGCAAAGTACCAGCAACAGCAGCAGCCGTTGTCGAGGTGACGATGCCTGACAAGATCATTGCTGAAGTAAGTGCGCCAGTAGCATTCAATACACCAGGAGTTCCCTGTAGCTGAAACTTTCCATCATCCGAAATAACAGGGTCGGTTCCAACTGCATAAGTTGCACCCGATGCACCAGCTTGAATAGTCACGCTGGTGGCATTGGTGAATGCGGCTGATACATAGGTAGTGTTGTCGACTACGGTCAACAAGTCCTGTGATTCAGGGAAATTGGGGTAACCAACTTCTTGAAACACACTTGCTGGCGAGTAGGCTTGAACGGCGATTTTCTCGCCTGCTGGCACGGTAACGGTAGCTGTACCTTGTGCAAAAATTACTTGATAGCTCATGATTTTTCCTTAAGGTGTTTGGTTGAACAACAGGATGCCGGACATCTCTGGCTGTTTATTAACCACGCCAAACAAGGTATCCAAACGATACTTGGTTTTCATGGTGTTAACGTCATACTGCTTTTGCATGACCAGCTCGATGCCCTGATCGGTGGAGGCACGCATCACTGCGACACCAGCATCGGACGGGACAGCGTAACGACCAGGCAGAATCTCCAGCGCATCTTTCTGCCAGAAGCAGTTGATAGGTGCAGCATCGACATTCAAGCGGTTGATGGTGCGGCCAGAGGCGGCAGTCACGATACAGTTTTGATACTGCAACTCGGCATCAGTTCCACCTTGGGCAGAAATGATTGGAGGTGTGATAACGCAAGTGGTTGCATTGGTCACGCTTACAACACGGAAGGTCTTGGAGAAACCAGTACCTTGTTTGGTAATGTGATGGACAGCTTCAACGCCTTCGATCTCGATGGCAGTTCCTGCTGGCAAGTCGGTGGTGCTGGACACGGTAATCGTTTGGAAACGATTGTCCACGTTCTGAGTTTCACCAGTTGTAGCAGTTGAAGTAGCAACAGGCACATAGTAGTTATTTGCCGCAGCCAAAGTGCTCATCGTTGGGTCAGAACCAGTTGCCGCTGCAATACGGTTTGCGTAGTCCAGTTTGTAAGTCTCAAAGCCTGCGACCATACCAACATAAGAACGCTCAAACGCATTGTTTGACTTGTTACCAGCGAAACTACGGGCAACAGATGAGCTAGAACCTGTATTTACACCACCAGCAATGTTGCCAGCGATGCCGTTGTAGTCACGGCTAGACAATGCCAAGTAACGGTCAAAGGCTTGTACGCCCTGCTCGTTCATGATGCTGTCGCACAAAGCGATGTCGTCATAGTCACCAGCGGCTGTGCTGACAGTGACCACCAACGAACCGAGGTTTGCGGCAGTGTTCATGATGGCGATGTTGATGTCGGATGCAAGTTTCTGCTTTGCGGCTTCGCCCAAGCGACCCTCTTGCAGGGCATCACGCAATTCCAAAGCGTCCAGAATGAACGGCACAGACTTTTGAAAGCCGAGTGTCGCTGGGACTGAAAGCTGGGTGTATGCGCCAAAGTTGCCAGTCTGGTCCATGCCATCGTACGACTGTGCGATGTAAGGCTGTGGACGATAGATGACGTTGTTGGTGCGTTCCATCATCGAGCCATCTGTGTTGTAGATGGACACGTTGCGGGACAGCACCAAAGCATCGTTAAAGCCTTCGAGGATGTCCTCGAACGCTACGCGCTCTTCTTTACTGAATGAATTGCTCATGGGAAACTCCTAATTGGTTTATTTAGTAGCTGATCGTTTTTGCGCTTTGTAGGCAATGACTTTCGTCATGTTGCCAGTACGAGCCGCATCTTCTCTCAGCCGTTCAAGTGTTGAGTCCACCGCACCAGAGGAACGCCCAGTTCCTGTAACGATTCTTTCGGGTGCGGGTGCTTGCCTGCGATTTGTAACTTTCAAGTCTTTCTCCAGTTTTGCTACCGCAAAGGCAAACTTTACGGGGTCTTTGATTTCAGCCAACTCTTTAGCCTTTGCAGGGTTCTTACCGAGTGCGTAAACAACGAGTGCAGGGTTATCTGCACCTTGCAGCAAAACGCCTTGCTGGGTGATAGAAAAAACTTGTTGAGCAACTTCTTCAGCATCTTCAAAGTCCTTCACCTTTAGCTCGGCTTTCGCTTTGCCGTAACCATCCAACTTGGCTTGCCATGCTTTCTGCTGGTTCATAACTTCAGCTTCTTGCTTGGCGTTGGCATCATCAGCTTGTCGCTTGCGCTCAAACCAATTTGCCAATGCTTCCTCGTACTTATCAGCGTCATAGTCGTGATCTTCCAGCTTGGGCTTATTACCTATCACCACTGGTTTGGTCTCAGGTGGTGCGACTTGTAGCCTGCCTTGCAATTCACGGTTCTGCCGTTGCAGTTCTCGGTTCGTCTTACGCAACTCTTTTACCCATTCAGGCGCAGGAGTATGTTCTTCGGGAGGTGGCGCTTCCTCACCAATGCTGACAACAACTTCTTCGGTATCTTCTGGTTCAATCTCTTCAACAAGTTCGTTGACTTCGATTTCCTCTTCTACTACTTCAGGTTCATTGTCTTCAATTACTGCCTTTTGATTCATCTTTGACCCCATTCAACTCACCCACTTTGAACGGCTGGGTGGTAACCGTTGTTTTGATTGTCGTACTTTTTTTCTTACCTGACAACAGGCTGAACAATCTGCCCTTGCAGAATTTGCTGAACAGCCTCGGTATTTGTCAATGCCATGTTTTGTGCGTTCTCTTGGACTTTGCCCAAAGTTTCCAGCGTCTGGGCACGTTTAAGTTCTGCCGCCGCCACTGTTTCCACAGTATCCGCTCTGGCTTTGGCTGCTTTGGCGATTGCCTCTTCAGCCGCCGCTTGCAGGAATACAGCGTTCGGGTCTTGGGTCTGCCCTTGCATTTCGGCCATCATTTCCTGTGCTTCTTGCTCGGTTGGCTGGACAACACCCATCCGCAGTAACTTCTTGCGGAAATAAGTATTCGCATCACCAACGCCCTCGCCTTCCATGTTCATCATGGCCATTGCAGTCAGGACTTGGGCTGTCTCAGGGTCTTGGGTGATTTGCAGCATCCCAGTCAACGCCCTGACCGTGGCCGCACGTTTGCTACTGGACGATGGTCCAACCTCGGCAACCACATCAAATGTGGCACTAGACAGGTCATTTGCCATCACCACAGCACCAGTCTCCGTGTCAATCGTAGGTTGCATCAGTTCGACCATGCCAGCTTCACCAGTAGGCGCAATGGTTTTCATCTTGCGCTTGTCCTCGGTGTAGATTTCCTTTGCCATGCCAAGCCATATCTCGCCGCATCGCTTCATTCCCTTGGCAAAGTTGCTCATGTAAATGAACGTCTGCATATCCACACGGGTTTGAATCATCTCTACCGCTTTGCCTGATACGCCTGAAACCATCTTGTCAGCCCCTTGCGGGTTGCCCAAAATGTCCTGCATATCCTGCTCGGTAATCTGCAACAGTGCCGCCATCGCCGGCGGGATTGCTGCCGACTTGGTGTAAGCCAATGGCCCAGTCACTTGCGTGTTGCCATCAGGCCCAGTAATCGGGTTGACTAGCAAATAAGGGTAATCCCGCAGATTGTCCTCAGCCCACATCACTTGATGCCCCGCTACTTGCTCAGGGGTCATGATGGGTTTCTCGATGCTGGACAGTGCGCTGATTTCGCCCAGCTTGGACAGTTGCATATTCTTGAGACGTTGAGCATCTTTAGCCAGGCGCACAGCACCCATGCAACGCTCGATGTTGTCCACAAACCATCGCTTGCCGTAGACCACCACGATCGGGATGTTTCGGCCTGCAATGTAACCTGCATCTTCTAGCACCTTGCCGCCCGACATGATGTATTTGCGAACCCGCATCCGCTTGATACGCTTTTGGCGCACCTCGCGAGTGCCGACTGCCATCAGGGTTTCCTCTAGCGTCTCATCGTTCGCAAAATCCGTTTGGGTGTAGCGTTCCTCAGTTCCATCAATGGCTTCGAATATGCGAATAATCTCGGTCTTTTCCTCGACCTTGTAGTACTCAGCCACAAACACAACATCAGGAGTTGCCCAGTCAAACTCGTACTGGTGGATGATCTTCGGCCAGTCCGTTGGGTCATCGTTATAGGTTTCTTTGTAGCTTTCACGGGTCATGCTGGTGACCACAAAGGCATACTTGGCATCTGACTTGTCTTGCCGCTTGGCGTTCAAGTCAAAGAACACACTGGAGTCAGCATCAAAGATTGGCTCAAACCTGATGCGCTGGCGCTCGTTCTCTGGGTCTTCTTCGTCCTCGTAGACAGTCCGCAAACGCCATGCACCAATACCACCGCCCACAGCTTCCTCAAAGGCATTGTCGTAAGCCTCATCAGCCACCGATGCCTGTTCATCAGCACGATACAGACCATCGCAGACTTCAGCCAGCTTGTCGTTCTCAGTCCCGTCTTTGCTTACATAGTCAACAGTGATGCGGTTATTGCGATATTCGTTGACGATGCGAATGACTGCCAACATGATCTTGTTGACCTCAAACTTCGGTTTGTTTTCGTACTGATCCCACAATGGGCCTTCCCACTGTGCGCCACAGAGAGAATAAAACCGTCTGTCTTGCAGGCATTGCAGGCGTTCATCCCGCAGTGCAGTTTGTATGTCGTTGAACTGCCGCAGTGCTTCAGCGTGCAGATTGGCAAGGCGTTGGTCATTGGGTATTCGTGCCATATTTGTCCTTTTGGGGCGATTATCTACCAGCGTTTGACATTGGGCAATGGCGTAAATGTAGCTGGTTTTGTGACCGCTGACCGCCTGATGCCCTCACACGCATACCGCAAAGCATCAATCACATGATTCTTTTTGTCCTCAAGCTGGGGCAAGATTCGCCCCGTCAATGGGTCTGATTTATAACTGTACAGGCTCAGTTCGTCAATGGTGTGAATGCATCGAGGGTGAACCACGATGTCGTAATTTTTCAAGAACTCGATGCCCTCTTCGACAGACTTTGGCCCTTTGACCGCAGTCATGATTTTGGGAAAGCCATTGCGCTTCATGTGGCTGATGGTCTCTGGTCGGGCTGAGTCGGCAACGATTGGCCACTTCTCAGCCTCTGGCACTTGCATGAACAGTTCAGGCGTGTTGACAATCTCACAGCCCACCATGTACGCTTCATAGTCAATGTATAGGGTGCGCCCAATAATGTGGCAGCGCACCAAAACTGTCGGGTCAACAGAGAATCCCCAGTCCGCACCCAGTCGGTGAATGGCCTCTGCTGGGGCTTCAAAGTCGTCAATCTTCCAGTTCCTGAATACCCTGCTGTTGCTGTTTCGCAGGTATTGACCCATCCAAACGTGCTGATACTTGTCAGGGTCACGCCGTTTGTCGTACTCCATCTCTTCCCGCAGGACATCAGGAAACCACGGGTTTTCCCCAAAGTTCACCTTGATGACTGTTGCATTGGCTGGCGGTTCTGGCCCACGCAGTAGAAAATCCACTGGGTCTGATTCCTGGCGAGGATTCCATGTGAACCACAGTTCGCTCTTGGGCTTGCGGATTGTTGGCCTCAGCAGGTCAAGACTGGTCTGGCTTAATGACTGAGCTTCCTCAACCCAAGCGCAGTCGTACCCTTCCAGCGACTTAATCGAGTCGGCGGTGTGGTTCTGCATCCCTTGGAAAATAATCGCCCCATCGCCCTTTTTGGACTTGATAACAGAATCTTGGACTTCAAAATAAGCCCCTGCATTCATGGCCTCAATCTTGGTTTCCAGCAGGCGCTTGACCGATTGGTTGAGTGACTTCTGGATTTCACGGACGCAAACGCTACGGTGCTTCTGGTCCATGATGTGAGCCTCAATCATCATCTCAGCAAACAGATGTGACTTTCCTGAACCTCGACCACCCCATGCGCCTTTATAACGAGATGGTTGCAATAATGGCAAAGCCCATTCAGGTGTGGCAATGCTTAAGGTTTTACCCATGCTTTACAACAACACGCTCAATCTTGGCGAATTCGAGTGGCTGACCATCAGCCCCAGTCAGTTCATGGCGCTGGGTTTCTCTCCAGCCCATTTGAGATTTTGACCACCAAATTTGTGCTGTTGTATCTCCAGCCATAGCTTTTTGGAAAATACCCTTGCCAATTTGTGCATTTGCTTTGGCCTTGCCGTTTATCAGTTGAGACTTAAAGTGCTTTCTCAGTGTGTCAATGTCAATGCCATCACGGGTTAATGCGGCGATTTGGTCAAATGGCACACCATAACCCGACATTGCTTCAACTTGTTTGCGCTCAATATCAGTCGGTACAAAGGGTTTTCTGCCAGCACCTTCACGTGCCCCACCGTTCTGTTTTGGCTTATCTGCCTCTTTTTTAGGCAGTTGGGTGGAAATTTCAGTGGTTTTTTTCATAAATAACCTCCGCGAAAGGTTGTTTTGCTGCGTGTTTTGTCATTACAACTTACATTGTGCCTTATTTCACAGTGCTTGTGATACGTGAAAGAACTCTTGGTTTACGATGTGATTCGTCAAGTATTTTTGGCACTGCATATTTCCACATGACTTGATGATGTATTCGCCTATCAGTAGTGCCTACTTCTGATATTTTTACGCACGATGGTGCATACATGACCGTGTAGAACGATTTTGTATATGTGCCAAGGTCAAGATAGATTTCAGTCAATCCACCAGAATTTTGTTGTGTTACGACTTGCTGTAATCTCAACTGAGGTGAAGTCATAAACAATATGCCCCTGCGACCCCATTCAACATACATATTCACATCTTCATTGATTCGCCCCATAAATTGCACAGGACGATCAACACGAAACAAAAACGAATTCATTACTTTGCGATAGATTTCATCTTTACGCATTCTGCTTAACAGTGTGCAACCTTCACCGCCTATAAAGTCACCGCCCTGCGCAAATGCGATGGAGTGAAATGGTGTTGTATCCATAAAATCCATCATTGCCTCAAGCAAATCATCCAGTTTGCCGATCTTATTGTTGGATGTTGTGTACTGCATTTCCGCATTAAGTGAATAGTCAAAGCGTGTGTAATCGTCATCCAGTTGCCAAAAATGGGTCAAACCTAGATCGCTTGCTATTTTGAAGTTCCAGTTTCGTGCAAATACAACACTATTGCGCTTTTTGAAGTTATCTCCGCTATCAGTAATATCTATCGCATCTTGTTTCTTGAAAACGATGACAGTATCTTCCCCGTACAGATTTTTGTACTTGGGAATTTGTTTATCTTCGTCATCGCACAGTAAATATATTTTCCCTGTGTATCCTTGCTGTCGTAGAGTTTTGAACGTATAGACCGAATCAGCTCTGCCATGGGTCAAAATGAATACGGCAAAATTACGATTGGTCATTGTTCAGCACCTTTTTCGCTGGTGTAAATATTGCCAATGACTTGCGAAAGCTTTACATATCCACCAGCAATAGCTTTTTCAAAGTCCACAATTACCAAAGCACTGTCTTCCATCAGTTGCTGTATGTCTGGCGGTGCATGGGCATAAAACTCAGCAATTTGCTCAAAATCAAAGCGAATATGTCTTGCCGCCGCCGCAAGCAAAAAGTCTTTTATCTCTGAGTCAATACTATCCTCTTGGTATATTTTTGCTGTAAGTTCTTCGTATTTGGTTTTATCGTAAAGTTC